TGCATCAGGAATCATATCAGCGCCAATACTGATATCACCCGTCCCATCAGGATTGATGGCAATGTCTCCATTGCTCGCTGAGGTGATCGCTTGACCGTTAACATCAAGAGGGCCACCGAGTTGAGGTGTGGTATCCTCAACGACTGCGCTGATTCCCCCTCCTGCATAGGTCTTAAGATCGCTTGCAGGGATGAGCTTAGTTACACCTCCATCATTTAAGATGAAGCCATCAGTATCAGCAATAGTCACAGATGCACCGACGCTAGAGCCACCATCTAAGAGGCTAAGCTCTGCCGCGCTCGCCGCCACAATCGTTCCATTTAGATGAAGGCCGTAATCAGTTCCATTGTGATCGATGTCAACCTTAGCACCATTCAACTCACTCGGGATGCCGATGACGTGCAAGCCTTTAGTTTGAGTACTGCAAGGCAGAGGTAAAATGTCAACCCTGCCTGCTTCTGCTCCTGCTGTTGGGTCTTCTATTTGACCAAAAACATAAGCGTATTCGGTGGAGCCGCTCCCTGAATCTAGCCCCTTAAATGTGAGTTGCCCCAATCGATCATTTGCAGCGGGAGTGGTGCTCTGCATATTAAACAGAAGGCGAGGGCCAAAGCTCGCGCTCGATTCACTCTTAAGCTCAAACTGTGGATCATGTGAGCTATCTGTGACACCTAGGTCTAAGGTTAGCCCATCATCAGGATCATGAATGAGTTTTACATCCTGGTCATTCCCCCAGTAAATGATGCCACCATCACCAAGGTAAAGATCAGCCCACTCTCCTGATGGAGAGCCTAGATCGTAGGTATTAGCTGAAGTGGGGACCATATCGGTTGAAATAGGTTGTGTAAAAAAGCTGGCGTTGGCTTCTTGCCATTGAGTGCCGCTACAAACAAACCAACTAATCTGACGATTAATAGTAATAGATAAAGCTCCGAGAGTACCTCCTTTTGTTTGGTTGGAGATATTCAAGAGATCATTAGTAGTACCATCACTACTCACTAGGTCAATCGTGTAAGATTGATTGCGAGTTGTGAAGCCGATGATATCGCCAGGTGTAGAGCCTGAAGCGTCCGGCATGGTTACTGTTTGAGTGCCTACTGGATAACCGCAAACGTACACATAATTGCTCTGAGCTGTAAATGTTGAGCTCGTCTTAGTCTCAATATCATTGATCTGATTGCCAGCACCTGAGACAGCGAGGTCAACATAAGCGGTTGTGGCGATCCGCGTTGAGTTATCGCCCTGAGTCGCGGTCGGTGCGGTCGGCGTGCCTGTTAAAATAGGACTCGCCTTTGGCGCCTTAAGGAACAACTCATCATCAATCCCGCTGAGGTGTCCATCGATGTTGGCGTTGGCGGGTATGTAGTTTGATGGACTGTGATCAGCGGCGAGATCATCAGCAGAGAGCACCACAGCGCCGGTCAAGGTGTTGACTGAGCTTACCGCGTCGGTGTTGTCGACCTTATCAAACATCGCACTAGTAACAGGGTCACTTGCATCTTGATTAAAGATCAAATGGTCACCTGAGAGGAACTGTACCCCAGCTAGTGAGTAGGTCGCCGCTGAGATATACATGTCACCTTGCTGAGCTGTCACCAAGCTCTGACCTGTATAACTCCCTTTATATTCGACCCCTCCCACAAGCGCCGCGTCAATCCGCTCCTTAACCTTTCGAGGTGTCATGGCCTTGAGGTCATCAGTACCCGCCGCTGACTCAACCGAGTCAGCGATCTCGATGATCCCCTTGACCGTCTCGCTTGCATCAGGGACCGAAGCGGCCCCACCCCCTGGCCATGGTTTAGCGTCAATACTCATATCTCACCTCACACGTTGGTCGTGGCGTTGAAGCCTGCATAGATCACGAAAGAATCACCGGCGGCGGCCTTCTTATAGGCCACTGAGGTCACGCTTGAGCCTGAGACAAGCGCTTGCACGTCGACCTTATAGGCGCCGAGTACAGGGATGACGCCATCTGAGTTGGCCACGCCATCACCTGCACCACCGGCGGCGCGTAACTTGCAATAGCTCACCGTGTCAGTTGATCCGCTCACCACCTCCAAGAAGGCGAAGCTGAGGCCAGCGTCGAGCTGTGTCCCTGTTCGTGTGTCGTAAAAGTCGGTCGAGCTGAGGCTGTGCCAATCAGTGTCAGCGACTGCTGAGGCGTTATAGGCTGCGGTATATCCACCAGCGTGGATGGGGTACTGAACTCCGAGTCTCATGGCTTCTCCAGTGTAGTCTCTTGAGGTTGGGGTTGGGTTTGGGGTTGAGGTTGTTGCATCTGCTGAGCCTGAGCTTGAGCTTGAATCACCTCAGTTGGTGACACCTTTTTAGCCCACACGTTGGCACCTGCAAACGAGAGATATAAAGTGTTGATGAGGCCGAGCGCTTCAGTGGTCGCCTTGCCACTCATGGCGAGCATAAAACAACAGCCTAGCGCCGCGTAGAAGCCAAGCGCCTTCCGGCCTCCTGCTTTACCTGTTAGGCTGCTACTCATCGAAGTCTTCCGAGAGTAAGCGGTAAACGTGGGCCACCTCATCTAGTGAGCGGTCGCGAATAATCACACCCTCACCATGGGTATCATCGCCGAGCGTGCCATGAGCGTTCCCCTCGACAGTCTCAAAGACTCCATCAACAGGCTCACCACGACAGATGGTGATGTGGTCACCTTGGGTCGCGTGCTTGCCGGAATAGACCACCACGATATCACCGGGCATCATCTTAGATGGGTCAATGTGTCGTGAGGTCTGTGACCAGTTAGAGTAGAGACGGTAGCAAGATGGAAAGATCTTCTTTCTGATGCTCGGCTTAACTGCCGTCCAACAGAAGGCGGCGAAAGCTCCACACCAAGCAAACTGACCATTCTTGACGTACTCCTTCTCCCACGTCCAACCGAGCCCCTCGACTGATCTGATATAGGTGTTGATTCGTCGATCAGGCTCTTTGACAACACTCTGCCATTCACTCATCCCACGAGCGACGGCCTCGACGGATCTTTCATCTCGTGGTGGTCTTGGATACGTGACGTCGCGATGAGGTAGCGCTTGAAGGTCAAGCTCAGCCTGACCTAGTGAACGCTCGAGGCGCCTTACATCATGTTTGAGGTCGTTGATTGTCGCCTCTAGCTCTGCTTTTGTTGGCATCAGCTGAACTCCTGAGCAGGTGTGGTTAGGTTGATGATATCAGAAGAGTTGGCTAAATAAGCATCACTTCTGTGATTGTCTGAAGCTTGAGAGTATGTGGTTGGCTCAAGAGTGCCGTTGAGCGCTGTGATATTATGGGCCGCTGTAAACACGATGGTGTGACCTGTGACGCTCGCCACCTCAAGCCCCGTGATGGCTCCATCATGATTCCCTTTAGGGAGATAATCGACCACATCACCAGCCTCAAAGAATGAAGCGTCGGCTTCTGTTGAGTCGCTGAAGTCGTCTGCCGCCACTGTGACTGCCGTAGCGGTGGGGGTGGCTGTGACTCGTGCTGAGGCGTTCCAATAACGGGCAGCCAACCCGGCGACCACCAGCTCAAGCTGGCAGCCTTCTTTCATGAGTTCCTGACGAATCGACCGAACCATCCCCACACCATTAGTTACACCATAGGTGTCTGAGTAACCTCTGAGGTGGGGTGAGCTCACAGTCAGATAGGAGCCCACATCAATATATGAACTCTGACCAGTACCGATGGAGCCTGACCACGTTCTCAATGGATTGGCGAATAGGTTAAATAGTCGCGCCGCCGTTGGCAGGAAGTAGGCGAAATTGTCACCGGCCCCGCGTCCAAACTGTTCGGAGTTCACACCTGGCAGTGTCAAGGAGATGCTCGAGCGCTCACCACCATAACGGTTGATAGCCTCCTGATTGTTGAAGATCACCTCTGATCTGTACTTATCCTCAACAGGGTCAAAGTCGAACTCGAAGACAATCTGAGTCACGATGTCTTCTCGTATACCCCATCGAGGGGGGGGAGCTGCTATCCATTGATCAGCGGTGACTGTCGCCGCCGCCGCGTCGGTTCGCTCATTGCCGATGGGGACAGCCGCCAACCTCGAGCGCCCTGTCGTTGGGTCGCGCTTCATCACGAGCACTGCACCCATGAGCCTTAACATCGCATCGATGGTGTCTCTCAGGTTGGTTCCATCACCCGCGTAGTTATCTGACAGAGTGAAGGTGGCCGCCGCGTCAATCGCTAGAAATGAGCGCTCATCAATATCTGAGCTGTCTATATTGAGGCCGATTCCCAAGAGGTCATAGTCACCGTTGACGTTGTTTCCACCACCTGATTCTAACAGTTTAAGAATCACTGTCCCTGGTCGCTCGCCGGTGAGCTGGCCACCTCGATAGATCAGCGCTCGCTCAACATCAGTCCAATCACCAAAGCTCTGATTCTGAAAGAAATCGTTATCATCGGCGATGTGTAAAATTACACCGACATCAGAACCGCCAAAGGTCGCTGTCGTCTCGTGTGTGCATTTGAAAACTTGCTTAACAACCTGCTCTTGATTGCGGTCATAATGCTCGACTGTCACATAATAGAACTCACCCGCCGTGGCTGAGGTGGGTAGACCAAGCGAGCCCTCAACGAGTATGGCAGATTCAAACTGTTGATAATAAGCCGCCGGTATATCTCTCAACGCTCTTAAAGCGGTCCGCTCTACTGTGTTGATGAGAATCTTGTCTTTTTGGATCAAAGCATTATCGGTGAAGCTCTCTGAGTAAGGTTCGCCCTCTAATCCCAAATCGATGGGATAAGCTAAACGCGATAAGGTTGGAAGCTGGGTGGATGTGCCTGAAGCCCTCCAGCATAGCGGCCAATCTTCACCAAGAATCCAATAGTTGCTAGCCGCGCTTCGAAAGAATGCCGCATCATTCCACAGCCATATCCCAGCAGGGAAAGGTGAGTCACTCAACTTCTCAGCTCTAATCTCTGGCCCTGCTTGAAGCCTCCATCGAGCGAAGCCGCCGCTTAAACCTTGGGTGCTCGATGGCCCATCACTCTCTAATGTGTCGTTGATCACATCAGGCCAGCGCTTAACCTCTTCTGACCCTAGTTCATGCTGTTTGACCTCGACATTAGGCAGGCTGATTCTCAGAGTATCTGCCGCGCTTATCTCACCCGCGCTCAGAGCATTAGTGAGAGCTCCATCAGCGTTGATAACATAGCCTGGTATGCTGCCATCATAGGTGATGGTATTAGGGAACACACCATCAGGGAGAAAGGTATCAGCTTCCCTCCTCAGCTTTGGATATCGTGGGTGCTCTCTGATGTAGTCATCTGCATCAGGCCCTTGTGGTAGGGTCACATCAAAGTCGTCAAAGAGGTCTGTGAAACCTCGCGTCTGTAGCACTGAGACTTGAAATGTGTTGGCTGTGATCGCCGCTGTTGTGTCGGGATAGACAATAACAGAGCGGCTATCTCTATCAATCTCAAGTGTGAGCGCATACTCTAAAACACTGCCATTAACACCATCAAAATAGTGATATCCTTGGAGCAGTCGAGTCTGACTTATCCCCTTATCAGCTAGGTCTGTATCGATGAGAGCGGTGAGAGGTACAATATCGAGGCTGATCTCATCGCCTTGTTCAATCGTTGGGCTCGCTTCGATGAATCCGTTAAGCACCTCAACGAAGTCAGTGGTGTTGCCGTTGGGATATCGATGAGCCATGTAGAGCTTGGCTCGGCGACCTCTGAAGGTTGTGATATGGTTCGAGATCTCAGGAACAAATGAGCCCTCGAGGCCGATGCTGTGAGTTTGAATCGGCGTACCACCAACACCACGAGTGACAGTGATTGAAGTGGCTGTTCTCAACGTGGTGTGAACTGTCTCGGCTCCGATGTGAACGATAGCTTCAGCTGTAGATCTGACATCAGCGTCAAGGTAGAAGGTAGTATCTTGTCGTGAGGCTGAGGTGGTTAGTCGAGCGAGCGCAGGACTTGAGCGAGCTCCACAGCGACCAAAGACCACACCAGGATCACTGAGCCCGCCACGCTGCCTATCTATCCCGAGAGTGACAGAGGTGGATGAGTATTGAGCCACCCCACCGCTAGGGTCAATCGAAGCGCTGAAAGCTCCGACCTCAGTGATCGCCTCAATATCCTCATAGGCCACACCTGTGGCGATCTCAGCATCAAGGTTGCTCGATGCAGGAGGCGGGTGGCTGTGATATCTATATTTGAGCCCTGCCACTTGTAGAGCGAAGACGCGGCGGCCATGCTGACTAGTGATGCTCATGGGGTCACCTCAGGGTCATAGATGTCATAGATATGTAACCCTAACACAACTAGGTTATTAGTCGTTACTGCCACATTCAACAGCTCACCACGATTAGCTGAGGGAACATAAAGCACCCGAGGTGGATCAGGGGTGACATTAGATGGAGCCGCTATGAGGTCAGCGCCGGTGAATGTTGTGAGGAGGGTGTTGGGGTCACTCTGTAGATCTACCTCTGTGAACCTGCACCCCACATCTAACGTGGTGCCTGAATAACTGTTTGAAGCAGTATCCCTAAGCTCTAGCTCTATTGACACGTTGGCACCCGCCGCGAAGTTCGCGCTAACATACTGAATGATGATACCGAGGTGTGAGCTAATAGGTGTAGATTGATATAGATAGTGATTCGTTGTGGTCGCCTTGAACGCGTTAGGCTCAATGATGCGGAATCGACCACCAATCAAAGTACCAACCACATCAGTCCCCACACCTCTATTTATATTATAGTGAGCCTCTCCGAGGAACTTGACTCTAGTGAGCTGCGCAGCTGCTGAAGCCATCTGAGCGATAGCGCCACCAAACAACAGCTGGCCATTATAACAGCCTGAAACATTAGGCAGACGCTGAAAGCTCGTTGGGATCAACATTGATCAAACTCCTATGATGCTTAAGCCTTGAATGTATTCGGGGCTTGAAGCAATCGGATTAGATGTTGAGAGAAGGTTAGTCTGATTGAGCGGCGTTGAATCTAGGCCCACTCGATACATGGAGAGCTTAAAGTCTTGACTGCGCTCTAACTCAGGGCTTCTGATATCCCTCTCATGAGCTGACCACCCATTAGATGAGACAGTGATTGGATAGCCCATGATGTCGAATACCTTTGAGGTGGTGATGTTCACCGCGTTGATCAAGATAATGATCTTCAAACCTACAAGATTAAGGCCGCTTGGTATCGCTACCTCAGAGCTTAACAACTCAGCATCTGAAACGCCTAGGCCTTTAGCCGGTGCTGGTATGCTCGATGAGCTGAAGACGCCAGACCAGTTCAGCAGAGTTCGGCCACGCTTTCTCAGGTGACCTAGATTATTGATAGAGTCCACACCGAAGCGAGCTGGCAGAGGATAATCAGCGCCGAGGCGAGTGGCTCCAAACGGGATGAACTCTTCTTCGTATTGGTCAAGAGCTCGCGCCGCGAGTGGTGAGGCGAGCGGTGACCAACTCCCCTGAATGGCTGCCACCTCAATCGTTGCACCCGCTGAGGCTTGAAGGCTCAGAGTCAGTATTGCCCTCTCATCTGCCTCAACCGCGCCGAGCGTCACAGTGGCCACATTGAAAGCGCTGTTAAATCGTGAGGTGTCTGTGATGGTGATGGTTGAGGTGTAGCTGTTTGAGGTGGTGGGAAAGGTCAAGGTGACCTTGGCTTGACTCCCTGCCACGCTCGTATAAGCGCTCAGCCTGAACTTAAACTCAATGTGTTCCTCTGATGGGTGGGGGATGTACCACTGGCACACATCAGTCATCGAGGTACTGTTGAACTCAAAGGCTTCAGCAGACCACGCCTGATTCACGACGTCACCACAACCACCATAGGCGAAGGCGTAGTTTTGCATGTCGCCGAGTCGTGAGAGTTCAGTAGAGCGAACAGTGAGCCCTGAGGTGAGTCGAGCAGGATCAACCAACAGAGGTGGCGTTGTATATGTATTGCTCATAGGTGCTCAATCTCCATCGATACAGGAACGCGCCGCCTCAGTCTGCCAGGATAAACAAGGTCGAACTTGTCTGTCGTCAGACTGCCTCTGATTCGACCATAAGCGCCATTATCCTCTGAGGTGTAGAGCGTATCATAGGCAGGTTGACCGGCATAGACTGAGGCAGTGGGCAGAGAGCGCCGAGAGTCACCCCAACCCTGATAGAAGTTAACCCGCTCACCTGATCCACAGTATGGCAGCCAACGATTGACGAAGTGCTGATAATCGTCGGTCGAATCGAGCAACGCATCGAGATCAAATCTTAAGATGCTCGTGATATAGGTGCCGATATAGTTGGAGACATAGCCACCACCGATGAGGCGGCGCGCCTGTCCCATGTTCTCACCCCTCAGGTGATGCTGTTGATAAGGTCTAGTCGGGATGAGTACACCCGCCGCTTTATGAGTAGCAGTGAGTAGACTGTAGCTTGTCGCGTATGTGGTTGGCGTCTCGTCACCGGTGAACCCTAGAAGATCTCTCACGTCTGATGAGTCCCACGTGATGTGGCCAATACTCGTGAGATATGAACAGTTGACCCTGCCTTCTGAGTCCAAGAACCATGAGATCTGAGTAGCGTTAGCGGCTCGGTCTATCTCACTGATTGAGGGCATAGTAGAGAAAGCATCAGCGTCATTGATGGTCGACTTATTCCTAAGCCCCGTCGTCACATCCTGCATATAAACCTTGATGCTAGGGAAGAGGAAAGAGCCAGCGCCACCCACCTCCTCAACAGTATATGAGACGTCATCTAGGTTCAGCTCTCCTCTGATCCAGTCGTTGGGAGCTGTGACCACATAGTCAGACCCAACGAGTGTGGCGTTTATAGCCGACGTCCCAATACCAAGCGCATCAACTGAGCCGGTGGACCTGATCTCAAAATCGACATCTGAGGTGATGGTGATCTTGTCGTTTGCATCTATACCCACCACCCATGAAGTACCAAATGTGTTGACCAAATCCATAGCGCCCGACCATGTTAGATTCCCATCATCTGCACGCCTATTAAGTAAGAAGATTAGATCCTCAAATATCCCATCACCGCTGGCGAAGGTGATCATATTGACAGCCGCGCCACCACTGCGAGTGAACATTTTAACGCCTGAATAGTCTCTCATATCATACGCAGTGAGAAGGCCGAACTGAGGAGCAGGGTTATTGAGTGGCATTAGAAGCGCCTCCTTGGTGCGCCGCGTCTCGGCGTATTCTGAAGGTTGGTTATTCGATCAGCCAAAGCCTGCTCAGCGCTCGCCTTGGTGTCATAGATGACAGCCCCACCGAAGTTGATATTAAACACCATCTGAGTATCCCTAGCTTGCTCTCTCTCTGCCTCAGGAGCCTCTTGAGGTGAGCCGAGAGGTGAGACACTAGCGGCGGCAGCTGCTCCACCACCACCACCGCCGCCACTACCTGCCAAGCTCGAGCCCGCCACACCTGCCGCAATTGCCGCGCCTGCCATAACCCCCGCGCCTGCAAAATATCCCGCCGCCGCTTGTGGTTCGATATAGGCGGCCGCAATACCTTTGGCAGTCATCATCAGCGACTCAATGAGAGCTTGCTGGCCGAGAGCCAACAATAGATTTCCTATCGCTCGAGGTAGCTCTGACTTCTCCTGCTCTGCAATCTTTTCGCGCTCTTGCTGATACAAGAGAGTCATTTCATTGATTTGCTCGTTGGCCTTTTTAACTGCATCAACTCTTTGCTTATAGGTTCCCTCAACCTTTGACGCCGCCTTCTTTGCTCTCTTTACATCCTCTTGATAGCGCTCATGAAGGTTCTCTCTCGCCTCATCTGCGCTCGCGTCGGTGAAGTGCTGGAATATCGAGGCGCCCAATAGTTGTGGGAGCTGATCGACCATTGATTGCATCGACTCCTTAAAGGCTACATTCCCCTCATCGGTATAGCGTTGGATGATCGCGGCGCGCTCTATATTGTATCGGCGCGACAGCTCGGTGATCTCCTCCTCTGAGCGCTCCTTCATTTCAAACTCTTGGCGATATTTTAACTCTAAGAGGCTTAACTCTTTATTCGAGCCTTCTTTCATCATCGAGATATCAAAGGCTTGAGACTCATATAAGAACTGACGCCGATGAGCTTCTAGGCGTTGGCGCTCTTGCTCAGCTCTCTTCTGCTCTTGCTCAGCGCGCTTGCGCTCTTGCTCGGCTTGTCGCTCGGCTTGCTGATCAGCTGCCTGTTGAATCCTTAAGCGCTCGTTCTCATAGCGTAGATCGATGGCTAGCTTTCGTTGAGCGTTATTACCTGCAAGCTTAATCTCTGCCTCATATCGAGCTTGTAAGACCTCCTCAATAGAAGCGCCTTGAAGCCTCATCTGCTCAATCTCAAGCATCCTGATTTGATTATCTTCAATCAGGCGACGTTGAGCACGAGCCTTGTAGGCTTCATATCTCTTCTTGTTCTCAGCCTCTTCCTCTTCAGCTGCCTTCTTTCGTATATCGGCTTGTTTGGCTACTGAGTTGGCCCTGACCACTGCCTCTTCATTATAAATAGCAAGCTGAGCCTTCAACCTCTGCTCAATAGCTCTTAGCTCTGGAGCGTTCTTTTTAATCCTCTCCACTTGTATGGCTAAAAGCTTATTCTCTTTATCAATGCTTTCCTTTCTGAGCTCTAATAGATTGCCCTCTAAAATGACCTCAGCGCTCATGACCTTTATGTTTTGAAGACGTGCCGAGAGCTCCTTGACTCTTCCAAGCGTTGACTCTGCCGAGCGGTCCTCAAACTCTTTCTCAGCTGTGGCAGATGCTCGGATCTTCCTCTCTACCTCCTCTTGAATAGGTATAAGCGCCCTTAACTGAGTATTATAGTTGTGTTGAGCTTGAGCTTGATCAACCTTAGCTTTCTCTAGGTTTTGAGAAACGATCAGCTCTTTAGTCATAATGTGGACTGCTTTTTGAGCTAGAAAATCACCCTCTTTTTTGACCTTGTTGGCTTCTTCATGAAGCTTAATTTTCTCCTTCTCAAGCTGTATGATCTTCTCACTTGACTCTCTAGCCTTTTGCTCTGATCTAGTCAGCTTCTCTATTGATTTCTGTAGCTTCTCTTTAGCTATCTGAGCATCGATATTGAGCTTCATAAACTTGTAAAGCTCTTGAGCAGTGGGTATCACGCCTTTCTCAGCGAGCGCCTCGAGCTTGCTCTGAAGATCAGAAGCCGCCGCCGCCATTGCTTCTTCAGCGTCCTCAGCTCTTTGAGCGGCTCCGGTGATCATGTTGAATGTTTCATAAAGAGCCATGCCCGCCGCTATTACTCCACCGACAGCAGGAAGCATAAAGAGCAAGCCTTTAGCGCCAGTCTTCCCCACTTGCTTGATCGCTCCACCTAGCTCACCAAAAGACCCAACCATCTCCTCAACATTTCCGGTGAGGCTGCTTAACCCTTCCCCTAGATGGCTGTTGGTCTGATCGAACTTTTGAGCAATCTGACCCGCTGACTCACCAATGGAGTTGAGCCCTTTCTTGGCGGCCTCAGCACCCTTTAGATTGACTTCAATATCTACGGTATTACTTGCCGCCATGTTGGGCCTCCTTCATCGCTCGCTCTTGCTCTCTATAATGAGCTGATTCTGTGTTGTTGTGAAGTATATCTATGGCCTCGATCACTGCACAACTAGGACGGGGGAAGCTCTCAGAGATGGAGTAGAGCCCCGCTCGATGTCGATGATACGCCGAGATGAGAGACGCCATCTTATTCGCACCGGCCACCGGACAAGACCTGATTTCAAGATCACTGAATCCCTCTCCACAATCCGGCGCGACGCGATAACCTGGCACGAACCAACCGCGCTCATCCTTTTGAGCTGATGGTAAACCCTGCTGAAATGGTCCACCACAGTTCCCGCGCTGAGCCCTCAGCCCCGGCTTTGCTCGGCATTGGGTACAGTCCCAAGCGCGGCCTCTTGAGTGGCGAAGCCAAACGGAAGCCGCGAGCGCTATTTTCCCTCAAGGCCTAGCAGACTGATTCGTTGAATGTGCAGCACAAGCTCGCTGACTGTTTGGATACGATGAGCCTCAGGCCGGATCAGCTCGAGCTGGTCAGCGCTCGCCTCAGCTCCATCAATGTGGGTGAGGCTAGCGTTGATCATCTCTTTATAGACTCGGTTGAGATAAGCTTGATAATCGCTCATCGCCTCACGCTCATCATCACTCAGCTTGTGATGCCACTGAGCGCGCTCCATCGTGTCAGTTGGCGCCTCAGTCCAAAGGAGTCGCCCGAGTTCTGAGCGTGTGAGTGCTCCTGCTCTCGCCTCTGCCTCCTCACGCTCAGCAGGTGACAAGGCCTTAAGCGTGAACTTAGTGGCGTCTTTGCCGACCTTGCCGAGTTGTTGAATCTCACCTGACTCGAGATAAGCTGAGCGCTGAGCTTCATCAGCTGTCACCGATGAGTCACACGTAACCACAACGTCAAGAGTCTGATCTGAGGAGGAGAGGAAAGAGAGAGCCATATTACACGCCGAGTCCTAATCTAAAGGGTGAGTTGCCAGCGTCGGCCTCACTTACATCACCACCGAAGCGAGACTGTTGATAGGTTAACTGCTGACGAACAATGTCATTACCTGACACATCATAAGCGCTCGGGTCAACTGTGAGCTGAGCCGCTGGAAGCATGAGAGCGCAACCGAGCCCATCACCCTGAGGGCCAGTGCCTACAATGATCTGTCGCACAGTACGGTTGAAGAAGTCGCTGCTGATGGTGGTGTTAACTGAGCTGAGAGTCAGAGACAGCTCAACCACAACGTCACTGATCTCCATGTCACTCATAGCGATGATGCTATTAGAGTGACCCATAGGTGTGAGCGTATTTGTGAGAGTGAGGCTGAATTCTTCAGCATCGAGCGCCAAGCGTCCCAAGGTGTCACCCGTTGAAGCGTTGGTGAGTGAGGTGGGTGAGGTCGATGAGGCGACCACATAAGCACCACGGAAGAAGGCTGGCGCGCCGGTGTTGTAAGTTGGCTCGATGGGGCCAACCGCTGAGCCGTGATCATCCTGAATGAGCGCCGCTTGATAAGTGAAGTCAGCCATGAGACGCCCGTTATCAAGGGTGATGCTCATGCTCTCCAATACACAGCCATAAGCATACGAGCGGAAGTTCACTCCATCGATGCGGAATGATAGTGAGTGCTCTCTGTCACCTGTCGCAGTGCGTCCAGGGATATACCACGTTTGTAGACCTCTCACCGCAGTGTAAGAACTTGATGAGAAAGCAGGTGAGATGGTCACATCAGATGAGGCGTCGGCGTTGTCAGTTATCGCTGAGTATTCAGCGCGGCCACTGATAGAGGTGCTCACGAGCGTTCCAATATCAGCCTCAGCCGGTGCGCTCCCTGGTGTGTATGTGTTGGCGTCAACCGCTGTCACTGTGTCAGTGATCACAGATGGAAGCTTGGTCTTCATACCAGCGCCGAGGAGGTAGCCGAGGTAGTTGGCGGCGTAGGTATCCGCAGCTGATCCAATCGTGGTGAGGTCGGCGCGAACGACAACTTGGCCGGTTCGCCGGCGAACTCGTGAGCCACCTGACCAAACTGTATCAGGCTCAGGAGGTAGCATGTAGTTACCATCTCGAGCATCATTGCGCTCACTGACCACGGGCTCACCAGGGATGATGATGGGGTCACGCTCACAAGGGATAGAAACATAAGTGAGCCCTGAGTTATCAGGTAGACCAGTAGAAGCGCTGAGTGAGCCAAATGAGCTTTCAACAGCGATGGACAAAGAGCGATGTGTTACCGCCATGTTATGCCTCCAAATAAAGCAGAGTAAAGGGGATGGTCAGGATGAAGACACCCTGCTCACCGAGGTTTAAGGGCTCATAGATGGGTGTCTCAGGAATGACTGACACAATCCCAGTTGTGACGAGTGAATAGTTAGGCCCTTTGAGAGTGACTAAAAGACTCTCGGCATCCTCAGCCATGAGACGCTGCAGATAGGCCACATCATGAGGGATGTCATACCTCACCCTGAGGTCGATGAGCGCGCGGCGTCTACCGCTCAGCCCTGCCGCGCCGTCGTCGCTCGGCATCTCAGCGATATCAAGCTGAAAGTATCGATTGCTGTTGAAGCGCTCCTCTAATGGGACAACCATCCCATCAGCTCGAGCGTGAGCCACAAAGCCATGATAAATGTCACTCTTGGGTGACGTCGCCTCGAGCTGAGTCTCTAGGTATTCCAGCGCTGAAAAAATGCCTTGGCTCATTTGATCTTCTTTCTGATGGATAGCTTAACTGCCTCAACGAGAATCTCAATATCCTGAGGACTTAAGCCAAGGAACTGACGATCTTGATTGACCACGTACCCATACTGAGCCTTGTCACTGAGGCCGATGACAAACATGTCCTCAGTGGCTTGCTTCACTATCAGATTGTTCATCATGTTCCCTGAGAGGACTAGATCAACCTCAGCGCTGTCACTTCCGCTGCCTCGACGCCTGCTCTCCTCTTTATACTGCTGATAGCCACCCTCATAGTAGACGCTCTCACCCGTCCTAGATGGTCGCCCTCCTTTGGGCTTCAGACGAGCGCCACGCTTGGAGACATAGAGAGGTGTGGTTGAGTATGGCTTGAACGGTCGACCATCAGCGTCAAGCCCTCTCGAGGTTCTGAGCTTGATAGATGCAAGCGTGTTCTGCGCTAACCTCAACGTGTCCTTAGCGGTCCACAATGATCGCGGGATCTTGATGTTAACCTGATTCGGCATTAGTGCCTCATCCCTCTAACTGGTGTGAAGCGGCTATCGTTCTCACTCTTCACATAGCTAGACCATGAAGCTCTAAAGTCGGTGGAGCTTCCACCCTTGCGCCTTAGGTTCTCCTCACCCTCATCAACCACCCCATCACCATCTAGATCCAAGGTGACTGAACGTAGAGCGATATCGAGCAACTCACGACATCTAGCCCTCATCGTCTCGGCGGCGTCGAACTGCATATTCATTTCATAGATCATGGCAGCTGAGCAGTAAGCATGAGCGCGCTTGAAGCTCTGCTGATTGAAGACCTCATCCTCAGTCACATTGTCAGCTATGACATGATCACGTATCACTAAGATGATCTCATCAAGCGCCGCCTCGATCTGAGGTGTGAAATCACTCTGACGGCGTGGCACCTTATCAGCGAGGTTGGCGAACTGACCCACAAGCTCATCATGATCTAGGCCGGTGTTGAACGGTCTAGGAGTGACTTTGAGAAGTCCTGTCTCAACGTGATTATCACCAGCTAGATCAGCGTATTTGATAGTGTATGGATAGACACCCGCCGTAGCTGTTTGAAGCGCGGTGAGGTTAACATAGCTCATCGCAAAGTTGAGCGTCACAGTGCCACTCAGGTCTAACTCTCTAGGCAGAGGCTCTGCTAAGATGGCGCTGGTTCCTCCTAGCCTACTTACCTTGACTGCATAAAAGGTGTCACGAGTAGTCTTGATGAAGGCGTTGATCTCATAGCGCTCAAGCTGAGTAGCCACCGCCTCACTGAGCGTGAGTGTGCGCCGGTCATTTGCCACCGCTGTCACTGTCACATCATCACGCGACTTGGTGAACGCCTCATCAGTGAGAGGTGTACTAAATCCGATGGTGAGTGATGGAGCTCCTGAGTAGGGTTGAGGAGGGTTCCAAGAGAAGAAGTGTGTTTGGCCTTTGACTGCTTTTCTCATCGCTTCTTTGCTCCTGCATTAGCTTTGCTTATATCACTCGCCTTGGCGCGCTCAAGATCAGCCGCCTTGATGAAGCTCTCAGTAACAGGGCTCCAAGAGTGTCGGCAGTTGTAGCCACCACACGCGATCTTAACCGGTCGCCCTTGATTGTTGTTGAGCTTGCTCATCTGCGTCTCATCGACCACGAGATTAATCAGCGCTCGACAGAAGGGCCGAGTGATCCCATCTCGTGGGCCGGTGTAGAGATAGTAGTTGAGATCAGCAGCCGCCGCCGCCACCGCTGTCACTGAGCGTCCATACTCTGAGATCTGTGTTTTGATCTCGGTGAGCTGTCGCCCCTCTGCCCTCTCTAGTTGTCTCTCTAGGTCGCTCTTAATGATCTCCATCGGGATGGATAGAGTCATCGAGCGCAGAGAGGTCTTCACCGCCGCGGTGAAGTCGGGCGCTATTACGTCCTCAAAGACAGCGCTAGCCGCTTGCGCTTGGATCAGGTCAAGTTGAGGAATCGCTTGAGGGGATAGATCGACGCCTATCACCTCAAGCGATTTCTCAACGCTTGCTCTGATTCTCGTGGTGGCCTCGATGAAGTCATCGACAGCCAAGCCGAGCCCACCACGTAAGATGAGGTCTAATATCTGCTCATCTGTGAAGCTCATCAAGAGCTGAGGATCATTGCTCACTGACTGCATAGTCATGAGGTCGACGATCTGTTTTCGTGCTCGCTTTAGAGCAAGGGTGAAGCCCCGCTCAGCTTCTACCTCTGCTCTGAGTTGATCGCGACGAGCACGAATAAGGCTAGCCACCGGCCCACGCTCGCCCTTGACCTGTCGAGACAGATCATCAATGGCGAGCTGGTCCGCATCCTCTGAGAGATGTATGTGGCTAGCCTCAAGCATCAACTCACACTCAGGTCAAACAGTCGTTGAGGACGTAACCAAGAGAAGCATCGATGAGCTTGAAGCTGTGGACCTCCTCAGCGTAGACATAGCGCCGAGTACGATCTAATGAGTCATACTGACCCGCGATCATGCCACCAAACTCGAGGTTAAGCGCTGCCGTTGGCATGCCCTTAACATTACCGCTCTTTTGAACGATGGCATCTGAGCCGCGTAGGATACCCATGAAGATCGTCTCACGATCCCAGATGTAAGCCTCAGAGCTAGCCGCGCCAGGAACAGCGGTGTCTCGAAGCGCAGCACCTACCATGATGTTGGGGATACCGAGCACATCACGAAGCACAGAGAGAACCGCCTCATCTGCCAAGATGCGATTGCCTGAAGCGATCCCGCTAGAGCTGTCTCCAACATAGCCACGGACTTCAGGATTACGAGCAAGAGCGCGGAAGACGTCACGGCCTAAGATCATGGTGTCAGGGTTGATCCCATGAGCGTTTGAGTAAACGGTATCTTTGAGGCTGTGCAAGGTAGTGAGAGGCTCAGCGCCAACAGCGTCAAACTTAGTAGCAGGTGCTGAGGTGTAGCCTGCAAAGAGCGAGGTGCTGAAGAGGAGATCAGCAGCGCGCTTCTCTTTAGCGAGCTTCATCACTCGAGCGACCTTCTTTGCGATGCGCGCCTCTTCGCTCCCTGGATACTGAGAGTCGAAGATATCCTCCATCGCGATGGAGTCTTGAGCCGCGTAGATCTTCGCCTTGAAGGTGGTTGAGCTTCGGTCGAATCCACCGATGTTGGTGCGTGAGCTCCCCGGTGCGCGCTCGAGGTCAAGACCCGCGCCGGCGCCCATGAAGTTCCGAGTCTCCTCAAGCAAGATGGTGCCTGATCGCTCAGGAACCTTGATGCTCTCAAAGACTTTATCAGCGATGAGCTGGTCATCACTTGGGACAGCCTCAACGACGAGGTTGGATAGGATTTGGTCGACTGGATGCAGATTACTGTATGAACTAGCCATTAGTCAGCTCCTTAAGATGCAGTTAGAGCAACAGGGCCGGTAAAGACAACAGTGATTTGATCACCTGCTGAAGCGCCTGTTTGGTTAATGTTGGGGATCATGCGAGCTACAGCATAGTTGCCTGCACCCTCATCAAATGCGACGAGATGCCCTGAGGCGTCGGACATGAGAAGATTCATGGTAGCTGGTGCAATAGCGCCGCCTGCAATAGCGCGAGACTTGCCGAGTACAACGACCTCAACAGAGTCACCTGCTGAGCATGCACGCTGAGCGATCCCAACACAGTTAGTCTCATCTTCTGAGGCTGTGACTTGGATCTTTCCAGTTGACAAAACAGAGACAAGAGCAAACTCAGTGATCGCTGAGTTAGCCACGAATGATACGATGTTGTCAGTAGTAGCCATGATTAAACTCCAAAGGCCTTATTGTAGTAGTCGGGATTCTCAGCGCGGAAGAGGTCAAGCGCTTCGCTATATGTGACGCCCTTCTCTTGCTTGAGCTTAAGAACAGCCTCATTAAGAGTCTGCTGTGAGATCTCAGCGCCGCTTGCACCATGCCCCACCTCAGTGAGAGGGACAGCGGAAGAGGCTGAGCGCTCGTTGAACATCTGCCAAAACTCAGGTGATGAGTCTTTGAGATCCCACGCCTTGCCAGCTACTGCTTGCTCAGCAGGTGAGATCTTGCCCTCTGAGAGTAGAGCGCTAACAGCCTGATCACGTTTGATAGCGTCACGCTCAGCGGTGAGCTCTGCTACGCTCTCTCGGAGAAGCTGAAGCTCTGAGAGGAGGCTTACATCAGCGGTGAGTGACTCACTCATCTTGTTGTATTCCTTCTTCTCTTCAGACTCGGCCATCTTCTCGGCCTCATCCTCTTTAGGCTTCTCTTCTGCCAACTCAACCTCTTCTTCTGATTCGGTCTTCATGTTGGCTTCAGCGTCTGCCTTCATTTCTTTGATCATCTCTTCAAGCTCCTTGACCATCTCGTCCTTGGCGACAAGAGCAGCTTTGAGCTCATCAGGTGACATAGACTCAATATCCATGTGTAGCCTTTCATTGAGTGTTACTCGGCTTATCTTGTCGTGAGACTGTGCAGGCCGAGGGGTGAGTGTGATAGCAAGGAGTTGAGCCGATCCGACTTTCTCTCCTCCACTACGGTCGTAAACATCGCCGGTAATGAATTCAGGCGAAGACCACAAGACGCCGCCCGCCTCCCTGACCACGTTTAAGCCGCGCTCGTTGTAGGCAGGGACAGCGTAAAGACCATCTTCTCTGAGTTCTAGATCAACGATTAAGCCAAGCGCGTTCCCGCTCTCAGGTGGAGCAGGAGGCCCACCGTTAAAGGGTGAGGTAGCATGCTGCCAATCGATGATGACTGGATCTGCATCTTTGCGCTCTTGATAGACTCTCAGCATCTCGCCGAGCATCTCTAGGTCAATCTCTTTGCCGATGGCTTCACCGCTCATCCGAGAGGAGACTTGGCCGAGTGAGAGAGTCTTGAAGGGTCGACCGATGGTGAGCCCATCGGGGACATTGTAAGATGGCGCCTCTGAGAGTTGGATAGCTTCACCATAAGCTCTGAGCGCTTGTGTCTTCTTGTCTGCTGAGTCCATCTGCTTAACTACCTTTCGAGCCCAAGCATAACCGGCATCACCTCCCCAACCCTGCCACGCCTGCCAGCCCTTGCCCTGCTGATCCCATGTTGATCCCTGCTTGTCGACCTCATGACGAGTGAAGTAAGCGAGCATCCTCTTGACTGTCTCAGGAGATAGCTGCTTACCCGCGCTGAGGTCACGAGCGCGCGCGATGCCAACAGGAGTCATCCCACGCTGAGAGGAGGGCTTATCAGCTCTCACTTCAAGCGCTCGCTTGGCGGCGTCTCGGGCTCCTTTGGGTGGGGTGAAGTCGATGTGAGAGTATTTGTCAGGAATAGCTAACAGCTCAGCCTGAGTCTCTGCCTCTCTGCGCTGAGGGTGGCCCTTGGGCAAAAGATCAAGGTCACCTGTATATGCTTTCTTGCGCTGACCTGTAGCCACGAGCTTTAAGAAGGTGCGCACTCGAGCGAGCGCCCATTGATTGCGAGTCATCCCTGGTCGATGGCTCACCGAGAAAGCACCCGCGCCACGTCTAAAGACTGCTTTGAGTGTGCCGAGGTCTACACGACGAGCAGGTTTAGTGAAGCGCTTGTTGTGATCATCTCGCATCTTCTCAAGAGCTTTGGTGGCTTGCTCGCCTATCTCGATACCACCACGAGCGCCACTCGCTGAGCCCTCAGGATTCTTGGCGCTTCCCGTCTTGCGGTCGCTCGGTGGAGCTGGTGTCTGCGCTTGGGTGCGCTTCTTAATCTTAACCATCTCGGCGTCTCCTGATGAGCTGCTCAGCGAGCGCTGAGACTGAGCCACCACCACCCACAGCAGAGACTCTTGAGATTGGTGAGCGCTCAGCTTCATCAGGTAATACACCCGCGCCGAGTCTCTCTCTGATTGCTCGCTCGAGCTCATCATCAGGAGTGAGTAGCCCTGCTTGGACTAGACCTGGCAACATGCCGAGTGACTCAGCCAGGTCATCAGTATCGAGGCCGGTATGGGTGAGGCGAGGTAGCTTAGAAGGATCAACAGCGCCATAGTTCCAGCGGATGAGGCGTCCTATAGTTCCAGCGCCTCTTCGATCTATCCCGCTTACAGCTGAAGCGACTAGATCACAAAGGTTGATGGCAGCTCGTCTGAAGACAGAGAGATGAATCTCACCAACTGAGCGCGCTCCTGTCTCGGTGTTCCCGAGGTCGGCAAACTGAGTGAGGAAGGCGGCCGCTATCTGAGAATCACATTTGGTTATGATATTGATGGGGCCATCAGCGTAGAGATTAGGAGTGGCTGCGTAGGTATCGAACTTAACAGCGGCGTTCTCTACTAGATAGCTCTGCTCAGCTGAGATGAAAGCTCTTGCTTGAGCTTCTGCATCATCAATCATAGCGTCGATGTCACCATCAGATAAACCGAGCGCTTCAGCCTGAGAGCGGTCGACCACAACCTTTGGAGATGGGACGGCCCATCTATCGAGGCCAACGCACATCAGGTTAGCCACTCTCTGTTTAGTACGCCACCACCACCACACTGGACGAAGCATCCCGACGCCCTCAAAGTTTGAACCGGTCTTGTTGAGGGTGAGTAGTAAGAGCTTGTTGGCAGGGATGGGCTCAGGAGTGTAAGTGATGCCTACTGTGTTCTGAATCACCCCATCGAGCTGTTGAGCGTCTCGACTCAGCCACTTCTGATGAGCGCTTGGCTCGCGGTCGGCGTAATGAGATAGCCATACCTTAGTCTCACCGCGTGAGTCAGGACCAACCTTGTAAATCTCCTCTGCGTATCGATAGCCGAGAGGGACGAACTCAAACAGATATGCTAGTTGATCTTCCCAACTGATCGACATCTGACCTGAGTATCCATCGAAGCCCCAAGCCTCATTGGCGAACCGCGCGAGCTCCTCAGCAGTAGGATCATCTTTAATCCCTGGCTCGAATCTCCAAGCGGCAGAGAGAAGAGTCTGCCTGAGCATATGCCATGAGCGCCTGACAATGGGGTCAGTCCTCAACATCTCCTCAGCCTCTTGCACCCAGTTGAGGCCGGTGAGTTGAGCGTTCTGTTCTTTGCCCGTGATCACCCCACCACTGATCTGAGTGCCAGTGATTCCCCGCGTTCTAAATCGAGGTGAGAGCGCTCTAAGATGTCGAGTCTCACGCTCTTGAGTGTGATCGTGCATAGATGCTCCTCTTGGGGTGGTCTTCTCACTTTCTCCAAATGGAGCGCATCAATACTCGGCTTAATAATAATCGCTTTACTTTTATTTGTCTAGCCCACTGTGAGGGAGCCACTCTTCAACTGATGGATGAAGGATGACCGAGTTCTCATCTTTGGTTTTGATGGGGTGATCACCAGCGAAGATAGAGAGCTTATCAATCACCGCCACCTGCAGTTCATGTATCTGCTCTCTTAATAGTTGCATCTGAATCTGCGCATCTCTGAGGCGAGCGATGAGCGCTTCTCTATCGGCGTTGGCTGATGAGAGTTTATCTTTCAGTTCTTCGACCTCTGATGGGTCGCGACCTGAGGCTATAGCCATCATCGAGGAGATCGACCCTGTTATCATGCCGAGGATACCAACGAGCACATCTCTATTTTTTTCGACAATCTCAACATAGGTCAAGAAGAGGATCAGGAAGACGACGAGCATCATAAAGAAGACACTGAACCACCAACCGCGCCGCGCTTTGATCTCGCTCGTCACCTCTCTCTCAGTCTTAATCTTCTCCATAGATGAACCTCACTATCTCTAAGATGATGGGAAGCTGATGAGTCAACCAAGGCCACATCAGGCAGAGGATGTAAATGATATTGATGAAGGCCCATCTAGGCAGCGCCCAACTCACCCACTCTTTTAGCTTGCGATCTCGAGCGCGCGACCTCACCCGCTTAGGCCCTCCAAGTCGTTTGGCCTTCTCACTGCTCGGAGGTGGCTGGAGAGCTTCGATGCGTGAGCCGACAGCATAAATCACCTGAGGCTCTTTAACACCCTTAAACCGATAGAGGCCTACCATCACATATCTTGTTCCCTTGGGTGTCATGCTGTTGGTGTGGCCTCGAATCTCCTTGAACGCCTCCTCTGTGAGTAGCACCTGACCTGGACCACAGACGCTCATGGTTCGCGCCGCGATATTCTTGGCGATGCCCTCTAACTCCACCGGCTTAGCGCCCACCAGCACATCTAGCTCATGTTGTGTCACCTCAGCAATACATCCGACGTGCACGCCCACGCGAGTATTGAGGCGAGTTCGTGGTGGTACTGTGAGCTGATAATGAAGCGCGAAGTTCACCGCGTTGATAGGTTCCTCGAAGCTCAGCAGGAATCCATCTGACCTATCTATCTCTCTGCCTGAGAAGCGATACATGAGAGAGCGGGTGAGCCTGTCGTGATACTGAAGCCACCGCGCCGCCTTGACAGCGCCCACCTTCTGAACAAACTGAGTTGAGCCGATGAGATCGAGAAGGACGATTGCAAGCCTCCTCTCTCTGATCTTCATGGCTCAATCCTCGAAGTGACAGTTACATTGACCGTTGATACAGCATGAGCAATCAACGCCACAATCACAGTCATCATCATCACAGTCATGTTCTTGCCTCACATCGCAAAGGCATTGAACTAGTCCACAGTGAGCGCAGATTGTCTCATCGTCATCTTCAAACATAAGGCCTCTCAATGCTCGACTTTCTCAGCGTCATCTAGGAGAGCGCTGAGAGATATGGGGAAGTGCTGCATAAGTATATCACGAGCCGCAGAAGCCACAGCTCTTGTCTCAGGCTGAGAGTGTGAATCTAACCTCTGCCTCAAAAACTTAGCCCAGTTGTTTAGGTTCCCGCTCATCCAGAAGTGAGTGTATGTGGACTGAGGCAGGATGGCGCGCGCTTGCTCTCGAGCCACACCTGAGGCGAGCATAAGCTGGTAGAACGTCATGCAGTTCTCGTGGTGTTGGTCCCAACATTCCAGCCAGTGATCAGACTCATGAACCACCTCATCAGTCGAGCACTGCAAGCGCTTTTGATGTTGAGCTCTCAAAGCTGATGGAGTCCAAAACTGAACGTCTTCTGATGTATAGCGGCGACTGACCTCATTATAAGAGAAGGTTCTATGCCTCATGATCTGAGAACGAACAAATAGAGGACAGGTGATCTTAAGGGTGGCTGAGCAGTGTTCAAAGGGTGAGGTGTGGCCATGTTGTGCTAGATACCTAATGAGTACCGCGTCTCTATTGGTCATCTGCAACTTTGAGCTTGTCGCCTCTTCATAGAGAGACACCCGCGCCGAGTGAGCTGGCGTTGAGTCGTGACCCATGTGAGCCACGTAAGTCACCTCACCTATCCCGTCATCATAGATCTTCATTGTCGTTCCTGCGCTTTAGCTCTCTCTGCAAGTACCAAATAGCCTTACAAAGATCATCGGTGGCTGGCTCGTTAGGCTTGCGCCCTGCTCTGAGGATATACTTCAGCGCTGAACCTAGAGCGAAGTTCAGCTTATACGCCTCAATGATGTCAATAGCCTCATAGCCCTGCGCCTGATAATGATCAGGATGGTTGACCTTATCACCCATTAGAATCCCCTTGTCTTAGCGCCACCTACTCTGACTCGGCGGTCTTTGGTGGCTGTCGCTCGTGGTTGATAGTTGCGCTGATCAACTAGGGAATCTGACCAGTTCCAAGTGATGCAGTCATAGCGGAGAGCGTCGAGTGGATCTTCTCGCCCATCCTTCTTAGGCTGCTCTTTGTTGTCCCATCCATAGCTCATGATGGCCTTCCTGATTGAGTTCCCTAGAGCGCGCTCGCCATTATCCCACACCTCTTTAGTGATGAGATATTGACCTCGAGCAAATGCCCGCTTCAATCGCTGAATCCCATTGAGCACATCTGTCCTGATGGGGTCGGTGTTCGACCGCAAGGGTAAACCAAGCCCATGAGGTGGATTACCTCTCATTGCTCGGAAGGCTGAGCGCCCTGTCTGATCATTTCGCGCTCTACCGGCCTTGTCAGCGACTCCATTATCTAGCCATATCCTCTCAGCCGGTGCAGAGCTCCTCAGCGAGCGAGGCCACGCCACAGCTAGGATAAGGGTGGCTAGTTGAGCGGTGGTCACCTCTTGAGGGTTGATCTCAGCGCAGATCACATCGGCGCCAAGTTCATCGTCATGCACGATAATCAACACCGATGGTTTTCTGAATCCCCAGTCGATGGCGATACGTCCGCTCATCGAGGGCTTATACTTCCAACCGCTGATAACGTGGCGCGACTCATCGAACTCAGAGTAGATGAGCCCTGAGGGTGGCCGTGGCTTGTTCATCACCATAGCCTCACGCTCAGCCTGAGGCAGAAGCTTAGTGGCCTCGAACCATTCAGCGCTAAGGTTGGCTGAGTTCACATATGAGGTATAGAGGAGAGGTTGGCAGCCGGCCTCTTCTGCCAGGTTGCACCACCAAGCGCCGCTCACCGGCAGACCCACAAGGATCATGATGGGGCTCGGCCCCGCTCTCAATCGACCCATCGCCTTATGAGCCACCTCTGCTGAGAGCGTCTGACACTCATCGATGAGGCAGACACCCGAGGTGATGTTGAGCCCCTCGAGCGGGTTGTGGGTGGCGTCTCGTGTGCCAGGTCGATAATACGAACGACACCACACGGTTGAGCCATTCGGCGCTGACCACTGTCGCAGAGTATGGTTATACGTCCAACCGAGTTTGGATAACCACTTCTCCATCTCAGGCATCAATACTGAGTTGTAGCGTGGGTTCGTGTCGGTGACGAGTAGTGAACTAGTGCCAGGTCTAAACCGAGAGATAAACAGCAGAGCAAAGACAAGCGCCGAGGTCTTGCCTGATCCCCACCCACACCGCGCCGCTATGATTCTCTCACTGCGAGCGATCCGAGAGATGATCCCATGCTGGAGCTCGTTGAGCCTAATCATCCAGCTTTAGCCCTGCATCGGTGACGAGCCACCTCTCCTCAAGCCTGACCTTATCTGATCCGACTTTGATCACGCTGACCTTAGCGCCGCGCTCAACATCTAAGATGTCGTGATAGCAGATCTGATGAGGCTCACTGAAGTCTTCACAGCAGATGAGGCGATGCCATCCGTGAATCTGATAGTCCTCACGCTCATGGGAGGCATAACGCGACCACGAGCGCCTGAGGTAGACTCTAGTCGTCTGTTTCTTCGCTGTTTGTTGTTTCATCGGTGACCTCCTCATAAGGCTTGGCGATCTGCTCAATCATGCTGATGATGATGTCATCAGTCTCGTTGGTGGTGTTAGATACGTTGACGTCGACCTCTCGCTTGGCACCCCACCGATCAGGGAAACGCCGCTCGAGTATCCAAGCCGCCGCGCGCCAGTCCTGCTTAGCCTCACCTTGATATCTGATGGACTCGAGCAAGACAGCCTCACTAAAATCCTTGGCAGCCTCAACCTCTTCAGCGAACTCTTCATCTTCTTCTATCCATCGATAGTAGGTTGAGCGACTGATGGAGCTTTGAGTACAAGCGGCGTCAACGCTCATTCCTGTTCTCAGGTTTTCAAGTAGCTTCTCGCGCTTCTCTTTGCGCTTAACCTCTCGTTTGGTTGATTGCTTTGGCATTCTTCAAAGTCTCCCTAATGTGATCTCGTAGAGCTTTGGTCTTATTATACACATCGAGGTCATCAGGATCATTGAGGTCAAGCTGTTCCTCGAGGCGCATCACCAAGAGGCGGTCAAGCTCTTTGAGAACTCGGTGAGTTTCTGCTTCGCGCGCGCGTTGATCAGGTTCTTTTTGTTTCATTATGACTCCGGGCCTATTAGCTCAATCATGCCTAGTAAGACTGCTCTCTCCACCGCAGCTTCCATCAACTCCTCAAGAGTCTGAGTTGACTTGAAAGCTAAGAAAGCTTGTGTGATTTCATCATCTCTAAAACAGTCTTCAATCTCTTCTCTCAGATCATTAATCAAGCTAAGCATCAAGGCTTGGCGCTGAATGGAGTCTAAAGAACGTATTACCTTAATGTTGTCTTCAAGGCTTAGTGTTTGATTATAAAAGCCTAATGCTTCTAAAACAGTCATGTTTCATCCTTTTGTTAATATATCTGCAGCACAAGAGGCTGAGACTTTTCCTGTTGTAGCTCCTTTATTTCATAGGTAACTACAACGTGTTTTTTTATCTCGACGTTTAGTGAACGCAGTAACGTTTTGGCGCCGATAAGAGTAAAACTGCGATCATATCCATATTCCCAACGATGACGCTCTAAATAATGCGCTACTTGCCCAACAGTTTTTGAAGAGAACTGTCCATAAAGCTCTAACTCATTATTCTTCATCCAAACGATTGGCCCCTTAATCCTATAGCCTAATCTAAGCTTATCAAAAAGCTCATCTCTTAGAACTCTTACACACTTACCACTAGAATCTCTCATCTTGATATGAGTGGCACGCGCTGAATTTCTTATTGCTTCTAGGCCGAGGTCTGTATGCACTGGCGCTCGACTAGGAGAAGCAACAATCTTATTTAAGCAGTGAGGGTCACCTATGTACCACTCAAGCATCTGAGTCTCTAAGTCTGCAAGCTCTTGCCTAGAATCTGCAAAAGCTAAGATCTCCATCTTCCAAATGAACTCAGGATGTTGCTCTTTAAGCTTGCGCACCTCTTGAGATGAGCCTTTATAGTTGCAGGTCTTATCAGTGCATGAGTAAGAGCGACCGGTGCAATAATGCGAGCCGATATAATAAACACCTAAGTCTTCTGAAGACAGTTGATAAACGTAGTAATCACTTTCAAATGAACTCTTGTCCATAACTTCACTTTCTCTCTGATAAGAGCGCATTAATACTCGTTGGGTGTTTATCGGCGGGTGAATCCATCACCCCATGATGGTGGGTTGTGACTCTGAGAGAGTGGCTCAGGTGGTAGAAAAGGGTCAGGCTTTTGACCGGTGGAGTGATCAGGCTCTTTATCGAGCAAGCGCCAAGTTGTGCAGCGTACTTCCCAAAGTGTTTTATCATCCTTCCCCTTGAAGCTCTTGAGCTGGCCTTCGATGTAGATCTTGGCCCCTTTACGGATGGTAGAGGCGGCGCGATTGGATGACTTGTCCCATACCTTAATGGTGTGCCACTCGGTGGACTTCTGCCACTGTCCTCTTGAGTCCTGATAGTTCTCGTGTGTGGCTAAACGGAAATAGGTGAACGGTTGACCGCTCTGAGTAGTGCGCAACTCGGCATCTTGTCCGACGTTGCCGATGAGGGTCACTTTGTTAATCATGGTTGGTTAACTCTTTCTGAGCCGTTGAGGGTGTATGTGATGAAACGAATCTGAAGATGATCTCTCTGAGCAGCTGCGAGCGTGACCACCCAAGCCGATGAGCGATCTTGTCTAGTCGAGCGAGCTCAGGGGAGCTCACCCGCGCTGAGATTGTCTTGTCTGATGTGCTCATGATTCCTCTTTATGAAGCGCCCTCACTGAACGGTTTTCTCTGACACAAAGTTCCATTTATGTTTAAGGGTCAGTGAGGGCTAGGTGAGCTTCTCACTTCTATAATAACTCTGTCAACCGCCTTGTGTACATTGTTTACAACTCTGTAAGTATTTGATCTTAGAGACGTCTACTTTGTTTACAGATTAACTAGGCCTTTATCACTGCGGTTAAAATCGGTGAAGCGAGAGACTTTATTGCAGTGAAAAGGATAGACAGCATAACACCAAAGTGATAAGACTGTCGATGGTGGTTTTTCAAGATTCCTCCTTGATTGCGAACAACCACCAGTTAACCTCTTCTCATGGTGATGCCAACTCGAAAAGAGACATCATGAGAAGGGTGTTAGATGAAGCCTTGATCAGCCCCCTAAGTAGTTACGTCCAGTTGCTCAGGGCTTCATCTAACACCCCAAGCGCTCATATCGACCTGATCAAGTCGCCGATCTCTCCCCACCATCTCAATCGGTCGAGGGAACATCGCGCCAAGTCGGCTCTTGACCGCTGGATTCTCGCTGAAGATGTTGAGCAGCTGATGAGGATAAACGTTGGAGGTCATCACCACACTCAGCTCACCGGCGCCCCACTGCTGATAAATCTCTTGGATCAGCTCCACAGTCTGACTGAGCCACCACGGACTCTTATTGGCTGAGCCACCGACGCCCGCGAACTCATCGATCAAGAGCAGGTCGATACCGGCGAGCCAGTCTTTGAGAGGGTCTTTGTTGTTCTTGTCTTTCCAGCTCGCCTTGATCTGGTTCATGATGCCGATGTGAGAGATATAACGAACCTTCAAGCCGAGGTAGGCAGCCTCACGAGCGAAGCAGTAAAGTAGAGAGGTCTTTCCGTTGCCAGGTTGACCATAGACATAAAGTCCGTGGGGAGCTCCCTGACAACCTCCTCTCAGATACTCGAGCATAGATTCGACCGCCGCCTTCTGCTCGGGTGAGTCTGGCTCGTAGGTTGAGAAGTTCATATTGATTGCATCTGATGGGAGTCTCATCTTGTCGAGTCGCTTTAGCCATCGGCGCGGCTTCTCGCATCGAGGACACATGGAGGCCACCTGAGCCATTCTGTTTGGAAGCCACTCATAGTTCCATCCCTCTTGGCAGTGACCACAGAAGGGGACCGGCCTTGGCTTTAGATATCCCGCTTTGAGATCTATCCAGTTTCTCGCCTCGAGGTTCTTAGGCTCAAGATCTGAGAAGTCGAGATCAACTTTAGGAGGTTGCTCGCTCGCTCTAGCGCGCGCTCCTGCTTTGAGTTCTGCGATGATGTTGGTGTAATCGCTGAGGTCTAGCTTGCTCATCTCGCTCATCGTCGGCCTCCATTGTATCGAGCAACGATATCTTCATATCTTTCAAACTTCTTGGGTTGAGGTGGTTGAGTCTCTCGTGTTGGTCGTGGAGTTGGCAGCTTCCACCCATAAGGATTCTCGCGCGTCTCCTGAGTTACAGGCTCCTCTAAAGACTGATTGTTTAACTGATTGTTAAGCTGATTATTATTATACGACTCTGTGACGTAATGATTACGACTCTCTGACGTATTGGTTACGTCACTCTGTCGTATTGCGTCACTCTGTCGTATTGCGTCACTCTGTCGTAATGCC